ATACACTTCGGTGTAATAAATCCAGAATTGCAGTTCAATATCTTGAAAGAGCAATTTTTATATTATTTGGAATCTATGGAAGTTTTAGATATAGTCTCTATCAATGGAGATATATTTGATCATAAATTTATGGCTAACTCAGATGCTATTATGTATGCTTGCTATTTTATAGAAGCACTAGTAGACATATGCAGAAGGAAAGGTTCTACCCTTATTATTATAGGAGGGACTTATGACCATGACTCAGATCAATTAAAGCTATTCTATCATTATATCGGAATTGGCAAAGGTGTGGATGTTAGAATAGTAGAAGAAGTGAGATTTGAATATATAAAAGGAAAACGAGTTCTTATTATACCAGAGCTCTACAATAAGGGAGCGGACTATTATAATAAGTTTCTATTACATAGTGGATTGTATGATGCTGTATATATGCATGGTACATTCAAAGGTACAATTTACGGAAAAGACACTCCAGATTTAAACTCAGATCGTGAGCCTGTTTTTTGTATGGAAGATTTTGTAAATTGTCAAGGTCCTATAGTTTCAGGTCACAATCATACCCCTGGGTGTCATCAAACACATTTCCATTACTGCGGAACTCCTATTAGAAATAAATTTGGAGAGGAAGAGAGTAAAGGATTTATGGTTCTATTGCACAATATAGAATCAAGAGAATATTATATACATTTTGAGCCTATTATATCCTTTAGGTACGATACTATCAATCTAGATTCTATGATAGATGGAGATCCTAAAGACATCATCGAATATGTGAAAAATATGCAAACTAGTGGAGTGCACAATATTAGAATACAGTTCTCTAAAAATAATGAAAATAATCTAAGTATTTTACGTAGTTATTTTAGAGCTGCTAGTGGTATAAAGATAGATGCTAATTTTAAAAATGAACAGGTCATTGAAAATATGAAAAAACTAGATGACAAATACAAAGAACATCAATATCTATTTGATAAGGGCTCCGTTCCAGAAGACAAGCTTAGTAAATACATAAATCATAGTTTGGGCTATACCTATATAACCACAGCAGATCTTATAGAATTTTTGAGAAAATTACAAACTACATAAACTACATTTTAGTATAGAGATGATGACGATGTTGTAGGGGGAAAATTTACATGAATCTTAGAGAGAGAAAGGCTAAATATGATACTAAGCCTAAACGTGTTGAGGGGATCAAATTCAATTTCGATCTAACAATGATGAACACATTTTGTTCATATTGTCTATCAGAGAATACTAGCGTGCATAGGAATTCTCTTATAAATTTAAGATCTGTTTTTAATAAGATAGAAGAATCTATGTTTGAGAACATGCAAGAATGTATCACGAGATTCAGATTCTGTAAAAAGGTACTAGAAGCTAAACTAGATAAAAAACTATATAAAAGAGAGCTTGTCCTACGAGATGTATATGGGGTAGTAGGATCTGCATTTGAATCATTAGATCAAAACAATTTTTGTGAATTGGCTAATGATGATGTTCGATGGATAGAAGATACTATAGCCTCATGTATGGATGTAATCTTCATAAATAACAAGGTATCAGATTTGCAGTATGTTTGTACAGAATATGCAAATGCCGATTATACAAATAAGATGGAAGTAGTCGAAAGGATAAAAAATCAAATCAGCGATATACAAACTCAATTTAGGCGAAATGATATAGATAGAGATACTTCTGATCAAATGTTTAGATTGTCTAAATCAGAGTCTGCTGTTGCTGATTTACATGCTAGAAAGAAAAGACCATCGTATAAACTTATAACTGGAATGCAAGGTTTTAATGATATGCTAGGTGGTGGATTTTCTGGTGGGGCAGTGTATTGTATTCTTGGTCTTCCTGGGGAGGGCAAGACAGTAACACTATTAAACTTATTATATCAGATTAAGAAATATAATAAGAATTATGTATGCAAAGATAAAACAAAACGTCCATGTATTGTATTATTGACTATGGAAAATCAAGTACAGGATGGTATTTGTACGTTATTTAATATAGCATGCTCAACAGAGGATATATCTAACTATACTACCGAAGAAGCATTACAGTTAATGATGGCAAGAGAATTGGCTGTAACGATGGATTCTCCTATTGATATCATAATTAAATACAAACCAATCAATTCTGTAGATACAAATTATCTATATAAACTTACTGAAGATCTAGAAGATGAAGGCTATGAAGTAATCGCACTTTTACAAGATTATATTAAACGTATCAAACCAATGGATGAAAATAAAGAAGAAAGATTTAGATTAGGCAATGTAATAAACGATTTTAGAAACTTTGCTATCTATAAAGATATACCTGTTATTACAGCCTCTCAGTTGAATAGAGATGCTGCTAGGATCATAGATGATAGTAGAGATACTAAAAAGAATGACCTAGTTAGAAAACTAGGTAGAGCAAATATAGGTGAATCATCATTAATAGATGAGAATTTAGATGGGACTTTATTTATAACTCCAGAATGGGTTGGAGATAGGAAGTATATGGGTATCAAGCTTACTAAGCATAGATATAAGATATATACTAAGATAAAGAATATATATCAACCATTTGAAGAAGGAAATGAAGTCAAACTTATGGAAGATGAAGGGCTGACCAAACCATTGTTCAAAGAAAGTCTTGTTAGAGATGGTGAGGAAATTAAGAAAGCGTTTGGCGATACAGTACGATTCTCAGTCAATAGAGAAATTAGAGATATTGACGAGCTTGAAGCAGATGAAAGCAAAGTTCTTACTGGAGGGACAGTATATGGTGAACTTAAGAACGTTGCATACACTCAATTCAAAGAATCTGTATTTAAAAGCATCGTAGAGCGAGTACCAGTACAACCTCAACTTACAAATATTGTAACGAGAGTAAAAGTAGCGTAAAAGAGATACTCAGGTATAGCATTGCTATACCTGAGTATATTATTTGTGTATATTATTATATGCTTCTATTGCCGACTTTTCTATATTATATATCTTAGAAATAAGATCTGACATATCGTCTTTGGTAAGCATTCTAATGGGATTGATATTAAATTCTTTTATATCACAAATATCATTTATGGCTAGAATTATATAATATAACTCTGTAGAACCATAAACGTCCGATGATAAAATTTTTGGTCTATAGAAATACTTTAACTCTTGCTGTTCACTAAGAGTTACTAACCTAGATGCTTGTTTGAGCTCGTAGATATAATCTGATAGAATATTCTTTACAGTATATTCTATTCTGTCTCTTTTTTCTATAAAGGAAAGTTTATAGTATGATACTGCTGACGATGAAGCCATCGCCGATAGAAATTCAGATAGAGTATGTGCTTTCCTAGGATCTGTAATTGTAGAAGCCATTAAAATTCCCTCCCTACTATAATTGGTTTTGTTATATCTCCACTTACAAATGATACAATGAATCTAGTTCCTGGTGGGATAAATTTAGTTGGATAATTTAAGGTTACTTCTTTGGGTACATCTAAATCTATTACATTTGATGTATTCGCGGTAGATATAGGTATATTAGATGCATCTTTGTTTAGAAGATTTGCTTTACCTATATTTGTAGTTTTTTGTGTATCGGAATTCTCTTCCAATCCTACAATAGACTGAAGTCTAAATGTTTGTTTTCCTGGAATGTATTTATTACATGTAGTTAGAAGTATAGCCACTTCAGATGGAGTAAAATCATCTAATTCGTTAGCCATTATTATATCACTCCTTAATAAAAATAGTTATATATTATATAACTGACAGAGAATTAATCTTAGATTAATTTACTGTACATAAATTCAATTTAAAGGAGATTTTAAGATGAACGCAAAAGCTAGATTATTGCTAGAAAATCAACAAAGGCAAGATGAGCAAAAAATGTATGCAAACACAATTTCTTGTTCAAATTTTATTATGCAACGAATGGGGTTGCAAGTCGATCCATCAGGATTTATTCATCGATATGATGAAGAAGAAAATGAAATATCAGAATATACATTTGACGGAAAGAAATGTAAGTCAATAGATTCACAATCAGTTATGAAAAATGAACTTCTATTTGATCCGTATAATAACGTGAAGTTATGTTGCGGTTTACTACAATACTACATAACGCAATATCTTGGCAGAGATACCAATATGATATTCTTATCTAATAAGAATATGAATGAACATGGTACTCTAACTGTGATATTTGATGATGGCAGTCAACTTATAGGCAATGCATATAATAAAGATACTTTGAAATATCTCGATATGATATTGGCATTAGATATGGGATTGCTATTCGATTTTGCTTTCCTAGCTAGATTAGACATTTAATGCCTATTCAGCTTAATGAGGTTCAAGAGGATGTTGTAACTAAAGCTGTGAACTGGTATAGAAATGGTTCTGAGCAAGTATTTCAATATTCTGGAAGAGCCGGAACTGGGAAATCTGTTGTACTTAATGCCATCATCGAGCGATTAAATCTAGACTTAGCAGATATAGCTCCTATGAGTTATATAGGAGCTGCTGCTATTGTCATGCGACTAAAAGGTCTGTATAATGCTAAAACTATACATTCTTGGCTATTCGAGCCAAAGGTAGTATACGATGATGCGAATATGGATAACTATCTAAATAGACCTAAAGCTAGAATAATATTTGTTCCTAAGTCTTTAGGTAATAAAAAACTTATATGTGTTGATGAGGCTGGATCGGTCCCATTTTCACTTAAAAAAGAACTAGAAAGTCGTGGTGTAAAAATTATAGCATGTGGAGATTTAAATCAATTACCTCCACCATGCGACACACCAGCCTATTTATATACTGGTAAGATTCATCATCTTACACAGATAATGAGGCAAAATCAATATTCTGCTATAATATATCTAGCAGATAGAATATTACAAGGCTATAAAGTAGAGCCAGGAATATACGGTTCTGTCTTAGCAATATATGAAGACAGATTAACTGATTCTATGCTTTCCAATAGCGAGGTTGTTATATGTGGAAAGAATACAACTAGAGATAAATTTAACAAATATATTAGAAGAAAACTATTCCAAATTGAAGGTAAGTTGCCATCATATGGAGAACGTATGGTGTGTAGAAAGAACAATTGGAATGTGGATGCAAATGGTATAAATTTAGCCAATGGTTTAATAGGAACCGTCACAAACTACCCAAGTGTTTATGGGTTTGACGGTAAGACCTTCGAAATAGATTTTAAACCAGATTTATTTGATGGGGTATTTAGATCTCTTAACTGCGATTTTAAATACTTCAATGCCAGTCCTAAGGATAGAGAAATGATAAAGAAAAGCCCATATAGCGAAGGAGAGAAATTTGAACTAGCGTACGCAATAACTACGCATATTTCGCAAGGTTCTCAATATCATAATGGTATATACTATGAGGAATACCTTAATAGTGCAATAAACAAAAATCTTAATTACACTGGAATCACACGATTCTCAGATTGGTGTATTTATGTAATACCTTCACCTAAATATTATTAATAATTATATATTATATAGGTGAAGTTTAATACAAAACTATTTATGGGAGGGCTTTGAACAATGTTAGTTAAACAACTACAGCAAATCGTAACACGACTAAACCCGTTAACTGGGAAACCAGAGGCTCCAAAACAGGAGAAGCAATATTTATTGCTATTGTTTTATAACACTAGCGCTGAAGAAGAGGATAAAACATTTGAATTGATTACAGGTCGCAAAGAAACATTTATTTTCTTATTTGAAAATTTGGATTCTATCGATCATATAAAAAGTCATATTGTATCTCAAACAGTTACTATTGAATCGGCGATTAGTACTTATTCATTTATGAGACTTTGTCTAGAACATCATTTGTCGGAAGATGAAAAAAATGAAATCGAATTTGACGAGGATACTTTAAACGAACATATGTTAAATTTCTATGATTTAACCGCCGAAGAATTAGAAGAACTATATCAATCAGAAATTAATCAGCCATCGGGGGTTGTTTCTAATGAAACAGTTTAGTAGACAAAACATTCCAGCTAAAAGA